ACAGGCGATGCAGAACCAGCATCAGTATCTATTTGTGTTATATCGTTTCCAGTTTCACCAGAATCAAAAAAATCTAGTTCGCCTGTAATCGCATTATATCGGTAGCCCATGTTTTCCCCTTATGAATATGTATAATTTACTACTTCACCGAATGACACCGTTCCACCTGAAGAATAAGCGGTATACGCAGTGGTGTTAATCCCAGATAGTTCAAATGTATTAGCAGCGATGTTGGCTACCGTATAAATGTTTGTTCCATCAAAGTTTACTTCTGTCATGCCAGCAACATTTTGTATAACTATCTTGTCGCCATTAGTTAGTGACCCAATAGCGGCTACTGTTACTACACCTGTTGCAGCATTAGAAATGTCTGTAATTGTTAAAGCAGATACCTCAGTCCAAGAAAATTCAAAGTCAGAGGAAGTAAGCCCATCACTATCTTCTGGCCATGTAACCCTAGTGATGCCTTGAGCAGAGTCATATGTAATTTTCCTAATCTGCCATTTGTTTTCATCTAGACTAACTCCTGTTTTAGAACGACCTAAAAAAACTGGATTGCCATTGGTGTCGTTGATAGCTATGTAACTGACTTCTGAATCTTGGACAATAAATTCCCTTCTGTCCTTTGCTCCATATTTAAATGGTCTGTTTTGTTCTCCCTTACCCATTGTTACCTCGTCATTAGTAAGTTAACTACAATAATTCCCGTTCCTGGAGCTCCTTTATGTTTTATATAAAGCTGTGTCCCAGCGGCAAATAAATATTCGCCTTGTGTAATGGTTGTATGTCTATTTAAACCAGTCATAGGTATAATCATTCCCGCTCCGACCCTAATCATGTCGTCAGATCCGTTTGTTGATATATAGACAGGTACATCAGATTCATTACATATAATAGCTTCATAACATGGATCTGGAACGATAGTGTCTAAAGCTTGATAAGCTCCTGTCAAAGAAGCTGCGTTAAACTCTTTTTCATCAAAATCTGTTATTTGTGTCATGGTTATCTCCTTTGTTTAAAATAAGGGGAAGACAAACTCCCCCTTTATTTATTTTAATTAAGCTTGATAACCGCATTCCATAGAAATCCACTCAATCGCATCTGGTAATGCAGCATTGAATTCGTGTCTAAAGAAAGGATGAACAACATCTCCATTATCAAATGTGAATGCTTGTGTTGCAGTTGGAGGAGCTCCATCGAATAGGAACGTTACCACACCTGCTGCACTTACATTAATACGAAGTGTATGTGTTGCAGCATCTGCCCACGCATCGTTTGTGTCAGTGTTAGTTAAGCCGCCTGTGTTTAACTGAGTAGATATCACACAGTCTCCAGGAGCTATACCATCATTAAGACCATATCCAACAAAGTCAGTATATAGAGCTATTTGACCAGTCACCTGGTTAGCTTGTGTTTTTCTAAATCCACAATAACATGGCTCTAAACCAGATATATCATCTGCTCTAAATCTCCATTGTAAGTAGAAGGCTGGTGATGTTCCAATTGTGAATGCATGCTTGCTGTTAGCTCTAGCTGCTCCCCAGTTATACTCAAAACCTTCAGTTGCTGTTTCATCTCCAGAGATTAACAATCCTGTAGCTGTCATTACTGGTTTGATGATAGTTTGACCTGCACCTAGAACAAATTGCTCCATCATGATCCCGTCTTGGAAAGATAATAGGTTGATATCACCTGTTGCACCAGTAGCTGCAACCGCTGTATCCAACGCGCTACCTGTTATAGGAGATTGAGTGAAAGTAACCGCTTCTCCAACTGGTCTTATAAAGTTAGCAGTTAAGTCTTGAACAGTACCAGTAACAGTAAGTCCACCAGTTCCTGATTGAATCACAGTAGCAGAAGCTCCTGTTGTAGAACCAATAGTTGTAGTATGTGCAGTTGCTGAAGCACCAAAGCTTGCCGCTCCTGTTCCAACATCTACTACTACACTTGATGCTCCACTAATATTACCAACAGTTATTGTTCTTGCTGCCGCTCCTGTACCAATATTGATATTTTGAGCTACTGCGTCGTCACCAATAGCAATTGGGGCTGCACTTGAATTAATAGAAACTTGTCCAGCTCCATCTAAATCTAAAGTAGAGCTTGTAGCTACTGCAATCGATCCAGTATTAGCAATATTACCTATAGTTACAGTTCCAGTTGATGTTCCAGCATTTAAAGTAAATGTAGCATTAACATCAGTATTTATAGCTACCGCACCATCTAGATTAATAGTAGTATTTGCATCCGCATTACCAACATTAACTGTTTTTGTTCCAGTTCCAGTTGATAAATTAAGAGCGGCAGTACCAGCCGCTACGTTACCAGCTGCTATATCAGTAGTATGTGTTCCTGAAGTTACGGCACCACTTGCAATGTAAGTTAGTACTTCACCTAAAGTTACTCCGCCATTATTGATATCAACGCTTTTGATTGAGTTGGCATTAGTTGTAGCTCCACCGTCACCAATAGATATATCATCAGTTACAGCCGCTGTTACTACAGTTCCTGAACCAATTGTTATATTTCTGTTAGCTGTAGGTGCTATATTACCGAATGTTAATCCAGTACAATCAGCTTCATCACCGATTCTAATTCCACCAGTACCTGCATTAATTGCTATACCACCGTTTGCCGCACTTGCTTCAATAGCAATGGCATCATTTTCAGCTTCTGTAGATCCTATCTTAACGGCACATCCTGTACCAGCAATGGTTAAGTCTAGACCAGCACTTGTGACAGTAATGTTAGAAGCTCCTGTTGAGTCAAGAGAGAATCCTCCAGATCCAGCATCAAGAGCTAAACTACCAGCTCCAGTTCCATCACCTATAGAAACCACATCGGCTGTAGCCGCAGTTGCTATATTAACTGTTTTTATACCAGTTCCACCACCTGCGATGTTAACTGTACGTGCTCCAGTACCACCAGCTATGTCAACTTGTCCTGTATTTACTCCAGTATTTGAAATTGCATATGTAGTTGCTACGTTGCCTTCTAGTGTAAAATTTCCTGTTCCAGCTAATAGGTCTAATGAAGAAGCTCCATTTACTGAACCCATTGTTACAACTTTAGCCGCAGCTCCAGTACCTATATTAACAGCATTTGCCGCTGCATCTGCTCCGATATTTGCAATGCCAGCTGTTTGAGTGAATGCTCCAGTTACAGTAAGACCTGCAAAAGCTGTATGAGCTCCATCAGAATCTACAGTGTAAACATTAGCAGAATCGCTGTCTTGCACTCTAAAGAATGTTGCACCTGCGTTGTCTCCAAGTCTTACTATAACATCGTTAGCTCCGCCAGCCACTAGGACTGCATCAGCTGCTGCTGCTGTATATAAAGGTGCTGTTACAGACGTTGCTAATACTATAGCTGCATCCATGTTAAATGTAATTGTATTCGCTGCTCCAGCTGTAGTGATATTAGTCCCGCCAGCTAAAGTAATATTTCCTAGTAATGGGCTAATAGCTCCACCGCCGTCACCAGTTAGTGTATCAACATCTGATGCACCAGGGGTCGCAATCATCCATATAGCATCACCGCTTGAATCTAGTCCGCCAAAGTTGTACATACTTGCTGTATCGGCAGTTGGCTTATAAATCCACGGAAAGCCAATAGAAAAGTTCTTGTCGGCGGCCGTTGGAGCTCTAGGGTATTCCTGTGCCAATGGTGGAACGTCAACTAAAGGGAGATCCAGTCCATAGGCTTTACTTATTTTTCTTGTCATTTTTTCCTCGCATGTTAAGCCCTCTAGTTGATTATGGGCTTTACTCTATGGGTAACAGTATATTAAATTTTTTACTAGACACAGAAATAGTGACATGATATAAACATATCATAAGGGGGACTAGGGCTAATTGGCTTCAAATGATAAAAATATGGGAAATATGGACACAAAACGTTTACAACAACTAAGTAGTGTGGTAAGGTATTTAATTAACTTTCCTGGCAAAATGCATATGGACTTAAAGGTATTGTCAGCAAAACAAGGCAAATCAATGTCGTTTTTAGTAGTGCAGGCTGTAAGGGAATTTTTGATTAAACACAGAAAGAGGGAAGGGTAAGTTGAAAAAATGAAAAAAGAAACTAAGTGCTGTAGATGCGAAAAGACAGCCGATTCAACAATGGGATGGTTTTTTTTATCAGATCTTGGGATGCTTTGCAAAGAATGCAAGTTATTGTGGTTTGATTTTTTAAAGAAGAAGCAGAAAGAAGCTATCAAAGAATTTTTGAAGGAGTAGTAGGATGTTAGTGCTGTTAGGCTTTTTATTACCAGGATCGATTGGGGCTGTTTGTCTGATATGCTGGCTGGTCGCTAATGGTGAAGATCCGTTTTTCTTTTAACTAATTATCCAATGCAATAATTTAAACTTAGTTATTCCTTTTGCAACACCTTTTAAATTTTCCCAGGTAAATTTTTTATCTGCAAGTTTCTGTGCTGCATCTAATGCTACTTTCGCTTCTTCGGGCGTTGTTAGTGCTTCAATTAAGCTGTAATTCTTTTCATTGTTTAGTACTTTAACTAAATCGTTTCCAGTATATTTTACTTTTATTTTGCCTTGGCTAATAATGCTGTTTATTTTTTGTTCAGCTAATTTATCAAATAAATCCTTACCACCTTTTGTTTTTGAAAGATCAGTTTTTAACTGAGCTATCCCTTCTGGCGTGTTTGATAATTTTCTGACTTCTGCTGGGGTCTTATCTGAATATTTAGCGGCGGCTTTAATTTCTTTTGTCGCAGCTTTTACTTCGGCTTCAACGTTTCTAGGTTTATATTTCTCTGGGGTTACCTTCTCTTTAACTTTTGCTTCTACTCTAGTTCGTTGTGGAACTTGAGACTCCATTTCACTGCGTACAGAACTCAACTGCTCTGGTGACAAAACGCTTTCTAAATCCGTCATTGCCCTTCTGAAATCTCTAGTTCTTACTAAATCTGGTTTTTCAACAAATTTTTTAAGCTTTTTATCTACTATCTCTCTTTTGGTTGCACCAAGGATCTCATTGCCTTGTCTTGTATCCCCCACCAAGTCATTAATGACGTTAAAGTGATCAGGTTGTAAGTTTTTATCTAATAGTTTTTCATAATCAAGATTGGATCTGTCACGATATGGATTTATGTAATCATTATTATATTTTGTCGTCCATTCTCTATATGCTGTGTTTGCGTCTCTGAGAGCCTGAGCCGCTTCTCCGCTGCCTTTTTCTGCGGCGTTATAAACACTCTCTTGTATATCTGATATAGTTGGTTTAAAGATTCCCTTTGGTGACCCGTGTTCAAAGTCAAAATCAACTGTTTGACGTAATGATTGGATTTGATCAATTAAGGTTTGGTTGTTCACCTCTTTGTATCCTATTATCTGTCCATCTTCGACAACAGCTAGTTCGTCTATTATGTCTTCTAATGCATTAATTAAATTTCTTTGCACGGATGAAGGTCTAGGGATTCGTTGGAGTTGTTCTAATCTATTGTTTAGTTGGCTGGCTAATTCAATGTGAGGTTGGTTTATATTAGAATTAAGTTCTCTCGATCTATTATATAAATCATTAACTTTAGAATATCTAACATTGTCCATTTCCATAATGGTGTTTTTAAGACTTGAACCGGCAACCCTTTTATTGCCAATTTCATTCACGTGTACTTTGTCAAGTACGCTTTCTAGATTAGCCTCTGTTGTTGTGGGTCTGATGCCGGTTGAAGACGGTCTAACGCCTATGTCTTCGCCACCTGCTGTTACACGTCCTTGTAGATCCTTAGTTGCCCCTTGCTTCGTTTGCTGTATTGCTTCAAACCCGGGGCCTGGGGCGTTTTCTCTGGCAATCGCCTCTTGAGCTGATAAGGCTGCCTGCTCTTCGGTTGATGCTGTTTCTAAAATGGAAGCTTGTTTTTCTAATATTTTTGTTACTTCCGACGCCTTTTCGGCGTCGCTAAGGGCATTAAACACTTCTAATTCAGTTCCCGCTAGACCAGTTATTTTTCCAGCGGCTTTTGGGTTCTGTTTTAAAGCGTTAGCTATTAATTTAGCGGAATTTTTGTTTCGCTTAATGTTTTTAATAAAATTAAAAGCTGCTTTACCTCCTTTTGCAAGAGAAGGAACGGACACTCCAACGCCTTCACTTAAATCTTGTGCCCATTCTGGTGCGCCCATTGATTTAGCTGTTGTTGATGCACTAGCCCCCAAAAACGCATCCATTGGTGGGATATTAAGGCTACTGAGTGTAGCCCATTTTCCTATGAAATCAGTAAATAAGTCTTCGGTTTCACTTTTTGATTTACCAAAAATGTCCTCGACATTTTCTTGGAATTTTGTCTCTTCCTCTTTCCCCACTTTGCTTAGATATTCCCCTGCACCTCTAATGGCTCGGGTTCCCATTCCTTTAATTTGCCCAGGCTCTCCTTCTTGACCAATTGAAGACAATAGCTCTAAAGCTCCACCGGCTTGTTGAGTTAATTTAGGGAGAACTTTTCCAACAGCTAGTACTGGCATTCTGGCAAGTGATTTAGTCATTTCTAACGGGCTTTCACCTTCGTGAACCATCTGTAATGCGGACTCTACTGGATTTCTAAGAAAACCTATTTGCTTTTGTAGTTTGGAGGCTTGTTGTGATTCTATTGCCATTCGTTTGGCTGTTTGTTCTTGTTGTGTTAAGGATTCCTCTACTTCGTATTGAGACCAATCAAAATCTTCCTTTGAGTCGTCTTCGCCTGCTTGATGCGGGGATGCTTGTTGATCTTGAGAATTCTCAATTTGATATTGAGACCAATCAAAGTTATTACTTGAGGCCATGTAACAATCTCCCACCACTATTTTGAGCTCGTTTGATGTTCTTTTTTTCTACTTGAGTTACCTTATCGCTATTAGGCAACATCATAAATACCTTGTCTTTATCAGGCGTTTTCCCTGTCATCGCTCTTCTAGCTGATATTAATTGGTCTTCTCCTATTGCTCGCTCTTCAATTTTCTTCATGAATGGCTGTAATTCTTCACTTACTTTCATCTTAAATCTTGATGGACTAATTGATTCACCAGTAGCCCTTGTCTTATCAATAATTTTTGATTTTTCTACTTGAAGCTCTGCCTTATCTAACATTAGATTTATAAGATTTGTATTAGCATCTTTACCTAAGTACCTTGATGGCTTAGCGTTCAGGGACATTTGGACTTCTTTTGTGGATGGATTTGAGCCACCAAGTTCTTTCGTTCTTAGGAAGTCATACATATACCCAGCTAGTTTTCTTTGATCATTTGTTATCGCAAGCTGACTTACGTCATTCCAGCCTTTATCTGACGCAATCGCATTAAATATACTACGCACCCAATTGTCATCTAAACTTAGGTTTTTGCTAGATTCTATCAGTCTTTTGGCAGCTTTAATTTGGTGGACATCCATTTTAAGTTTTTCCATATCCATGTATGGTTTTGCATATTCTTTTATTTCTCCGCGCCATTCTTTTCTTATTTCTGATGATTCCTTTCCTTTGAGCTTCTCCTGATCAACCAAATATTTATTTATAAGCTCGGCCTGTTTTTGGTCGGCTGGATTTGGGCTTGCAGCCATGTCTAATATTTGATTTGGATGATAAGAACCCATTGGCGTATCTACATAATCCGATTTCTTTAAAATGCTGCCATCCTTGGTAAGAACCAGGTCGCCCTCTGTAGCCTTTATCGGCGGTTTAGATGCATTTGCCTTTATTGTTTGAATTGGAGGCTCACTGACTAGTGGCTGCTCAACTCCAGGTTGTTGTTGTTGTTGTTGTTGTGACGGATCAACTCCTTCCTGCGGATAGACAGGTGGAACTGGCTCTCTTGCTCCGATTGGGGTATACTTATCCGTAATATTCTTGGATGCCTGTGCGTAAGACTCTTGCTTTACCATTGGCCCTAATAGTGGAGCCAATCCTTGTGCCAATTTTGAGCCTCCAGGTTGTGATAAAACCTTGCCTAGAACTGTGTCTTTTCCGAATTCTTCGATCAAACCCTGGCGCTGTTCCTCTTCTTTCATTTTAGCTATACGCTGCTCTATTCCCTTAGCTAATGCCGTACCCGCTGTTTGTATTCCCTGTGCTATGCCACTGGTGTCTTGTAATAATACCATTTTATCCTCCACCAAAAAGTTTGCCAATGCCACCCAGCGGATTCAATGCAGCACCACCAATTTGTCCTAATGCTCCTATTAACGGTCCCGCTAGACCCTGTCGTTGTTGAATCAATGGATCAAACGTTCTTTGTCCAGCTAATCCCCCAAGACCAGTAAATGCCTGCATTTGTCGGTCTTGACCAATATTATATTGATTCATATACTGTTGCCCCAGTGTCGAGGATAGATCTGTTGCACTTTGTGCTAATGCTTGATTTAATGCTGATGATCCAGATTCATCGCCTAAAAATTGTTCTTTAATTCCAGGTATGATCTGACGTTGCATTGCTTGTTGTGCGGGGTCAATGAACGACTTTTGAAACATTTGTTGGAACTGTTGCGGGTCTTGTGGCTGCCCCATCTGTCCCAGTCCCCCCATTGCACTGCTCAGATACACCTGTTGTTCGGGTGTTAACAACCCGATGTTCCCCTCGTGGGTTGTGCTTCCCATCATCGTTTTTCCCATTATTACCACCTATATCCTGTTTTTTGGGGTCATATTCCATTAACACCGCTTTTGATCTTTTAAAATCATAACGCTCTGAGTGCTTAGGATAGTTTGTTACCCAATAGATTTTGTTTAAATTTCCTTTTTTCCTAATTTTTTTTATATGTTCTGCTAACATTTTAACAGCTTGTCCTTTGCCCCAATATTCTTTATCTACGCTAAATGTCTGTATTAATATGTCTTTTGAAAGAGCGTCTATTGAAAACCAAAGAACACCTTTAATATAATTTTCTTTATTAGCTAAAACATATAAATGTGAAAAAGGATTTAAAGTTAATTCTTTGTTGGACTGTGTTAAACAGTTTATCTGGTGATATTGGAAAAATTCTTCTACGGAATAATCCCTATCGCGGACTTGCTCAATTAGATAACGCGGTACATGATCCGGTGTGAATACGCGTATCCATCTAAGTTCTTCTGTTTTATTCATCGCTTGTTCCTATGTATCGGAGGTGTCCAATTAAGCGTCCAGATGCTTGTACTGCTAAATTAGCTGTTGGCATTGCTGGAGTTACGCCGTATATCTCCCCACGATATGTATTTGGTATTGCGTTAATTACTAAATAATTGCCTAAATAGGTAAGATTTGAAGCTTGTATTGTTCCTACAAAAGGCATACCGTCGCTAGTTGTTACTAGATATGGCAGTTCAACGTATAAATTACCACTAGATGTAGTGGCAGACCATATTATATCAAAGAAAATCTCTGTATAAATCCCTTGACGTATTGACCATCCAACTTGTTGTGTGTATATAAAATCACCTGCCACTGTGCCATTAAGCGTTGGAACCCATTTTGATTGATCTACATCTGCATAATTTCTGATTGAACCATTAACATTGCCTGCAATTGACTCGTACATATCTTGTAACTCATACACTAGATCTTTGAAATAACGATCCATATCTTCATCATTTTGATAGTCCCTTCTTAGTGGAAGGATTATATTCGATGGAAGCGTCATTAATTCACCAATCTACGACCTATTGGTCTAAAAGTGGGTTTATATCCATGTATCTTGAATGCTTTATCTTTGCCAGAAGACGTAAACTTAAACCGATGTTGAAAGCCAATCCCTCCTGCATATACACGTTTCCATGTCTTGGTCTTGTAGAACTTTCTTAAATAAATACCACCACCTGATACGTATGTATTAAAAGCTGTTCCGTCTATTCCATCTAGAGTAAGTGTATTTGTATCGACTACAGTTATTGTATAACTAATAGCTGACCCACCACTGTTTATGTCTGTCATCCCAGCTACGCCATAAATATATATCACGTCGCCAGTGACTAATCCATGATCTGGAGCGCTTACACTAACTGGATTCGCTTGTGTCGCACCTATTATTGTTGTTACAAAGTTCAAATTAGGAAGGAAATTGATCTGTTGGGAGGCATAAGGGGCTTGATTTGTGTCTTTGTAGAACTCTAATGTGGCTTCTGTCTCTAACTCTGTATCGACATATATATCTACATAATTTAACTGACACTCTTTAGGTTCGTCTTTAAATGGGTTCCAGGCAGCCGTTGTAAAGGTCGAACTAATATCGCCACCGTAGTCGTCACCGTCCTGCTCCATGATGAATACAGAGCCATTTAAATCACCACCAAGTAGAGCCTCTTGCCCGTCTTGCCAAAAATATGATTGTAATGTCAGCTTTTCGTCATAGTCTTCTAGTGTTAATTCTTCTCCTGTCTCAGGATCGAAAAACCCATTTGCTATTGTAAAATCATCAAGACCGTAATCTTTAGTAAAATCGCCGTAGCCAAGGCAATTTATTTTAATTTCATAAGTTGTATATGCGTTTGAATCATCATCGTAAATTAATGCTGAATTGTTCTCATTATCAGTGGCATCATTGTTATTAAAAAGAGTCCACCATCGAGTGTTAGTATAACTCCGTTCACAAAATACCTTTCCAAATTCACCAAAATTTATTACGTCTGTTGTAAAATCTTCTATTCTATTATCTATTCTACGAGTTTCAACGCCATCTGTTGCAGTAATACCACGATTGCCAAGAGCGACAACATATCTATCATACCCAATAGTTGCCATTTTTCCATCACAGGCTCTAAAGTCGTTAATTCGTTGCCATCTAAATGCCCTATTTGGGTCGTTTGTTGATACCAATGACCATACGGAGTTTGTAAAGAAAACGATTATTTGGTTTTGGATTGCCCTTGCAGAAACGATTTGATCGCCTGTTGCAGCATCAGCAAAACCACCACCACCTGCCACTGTATCTATCCAATTTTCTGGGTTTTGTTTAGCGCACCATCTAGCTCTTTGGGGGTAGTTAGTAACTGTCCCAACACCAGGACCAGTATATTCATTTGTGCTTAAGACTACTAATCGCTGTCCAATTGTAAAAAGAAGTTTCGCGCCAACCAATGTCCTTTGAACAGCGGTGGCTGCTGGACTAAGAGTAGGGTTAAATTGCTTTGTGGTTGTTGCACTGACAATTTCGTCATAATGTCTGATGCCATCTGCTGTAGGTGCATTTGCTGGAGTTCCAGCAAGTCCGTTGGTAAAATATAATCTGTTGACTCTTTGATCACTTCCGCTTTGCCAGTTGGTTGACCAGACATAATCTTCTTCTCCTGAATTAAATATATTAGCACCAACTGCGTCTAGTTGGTCGAATGTATTTAGCGCACTACTATACCAATAAGCTTTTCTTGCGTTGAAGGCTAAAGTTGTTTTACCCCCGCCAGGTTTGTTGTATCTAGTAATACCCATCACTCTGTCGGTGGTGACATCTGTGGCGGCTACTGTTCCCCCAGCTCCATATGCGGTTAAAGTCGATGTATCTAAATTAATCGAAAACTCATCTGCCAATGCCGTTTCTGTTATCGTGTATATTTTATTATTTACTTCTGTCATGCCAGTGACGTCTGTAATATATACTTTGTCTCCAGTGGTATAACCGTGGGCAAGAGCTGTTGCTACTACACCCGGGTTCGCCCTTGTAATCCCAGTAATTGCAATAGTAGATCCCATGGGCTCAAGTACCCCAAAGAACCCATATCCTTGTCTTTTTTCAATATATCCGTGATGTATATGAACATTATCCGCCTCCGAAAATGAATCTGGTGGTGCTGTCCACGGCTCTAAATCCGTGTCTAACCCCGTTTGAAATGGACCTATTTGTAAACTTTGTAATGGCATTAATTTCCCCATGCTATGAATCTGCTGGATAAGGTTCCAACATCGTTATAAGCTTTAAAGCTTACATCCAAAAAACTATCTGTAGAAACTTTGGTTGCGGTGGAATTAGTGGGTGTAACTATTGCTCCTAGACAAGCGTTAGGGAATTTAGTTGCAAAAGTTAAAGTTGAACCTGCCCCATTACCAGAATCACATTGACCAAATTTTATAATTATTCCGCTACCTCCTGGAATTACATATGTATAATGTGTCCATCCAGCCCCGTTTACGGCACTACTAAAATTTCCAGTTAGTTGTGTAATAACAGCATCGGGATCAATTGCAAATACTTGGGGCTTGTTGGCATCGTCTTGTTTCGCATATAGGGCAACGGCGGCGGCAACGGTCGCTGCGTCCGCCCCGACAAGGTCGGCTAAGTTAATAGACTTAGGCATAAATGTTGCTGCTCCGTCTTCTATAGCCTCCCAATTAGGTCGGATATCTTCCCCAATATTTCTTAATTTTGTTGTATTTGATGGTAATGCTTTATTCCAAACCATAATTGCCTCTAATTGTTAAAAGTGTGGGGCTGTTCTTGTGTTCAACAAGTCTTGCGTTGTTCTTGTTAATATATACGAGACCTGTTCCCGATATAACGCCGTAGTCTCCGCGTAAGCGTCGTTCTCGCCAAAGTCAGAGAATATGTCTCGTGAAGTCCCGTAGGCTATACACGGCCCCCATTCGCTTAATTCTGGGGTTTGTGTCGCGCTAGTTAGAGCTGTTACTATTTTGTAAGCTTTCATTTCGATTACATAAGCTTGGTCAGGGGGTGGATACAATTGAAATTGATTGTTGAAATATAGTATAGATTGGGGTCTACCTGCTTTGAATAAAACATAGTTCAAATTAATGTCTTGTCCATCACTCGGTGCTGCATTAAATGTCACTGATACTGAGCCTGTGTCATAATTGATCGTGGCTGACCCGCCAGCGCTACCAGTCAAAGTAACATTTGCCGCTGTCCAATCTTGGGTTGTATCCTCGAAGGTTTCTGTTCCATCGTATATAGTCAGCGTTCCAGGATAAATCGGGAAACCTGTGACGCTAGTGGTGAAAGTAACAGTAACCCCGTCCCCTGTCCAAGGGGTTGAAAATGTATATTGTAGTGGGTTTGACTCCATGTAAACTTTTGGCTCTTGATACCACAATAATCTTAAATTATTAACGGTGGCTGGTGGCTCGAAGTTTGTATAGGTAGTATCAGGGGTATCATAATAAGCTTGATTTTCTGTTGTTAAAAAACTATAATATGTATGTTTTTGTTCAAGCTTTACCTCTGCTGGGAATGTAAATTGATAATATTTATTTATATATTCGTCAATTTGCGAATTTGACAATTCTTCAGATGACAGTCTTCCAGTTACTTTTCTAACTTTTTGCCTAATGTCTGATAAAGTCCATGTGGCCATTTTTTACCTCTGTTTTACTTCATGTCGAAGGATTGTCTCATTTGGAATCGGGCCTTTGTGCCAACTTCTTTTTTCGCCATGCTGCCACTCCCGTCAGGTCTCCACTTCCAAATTGGTGTGGTGCAACTCTCTACGTGTCTTGCGATGAACCTTGGAACTTTATATTTACCACCATGGAAAAATACAAATTTATGTTGCCTTTTGGTGTCCCCATACGGGAACGAATTCGATAGACCTGGCTCTTCTAAGTTGCTAAATTCAAACTCACAAATTTCCCTTAAATATTTCTCTTCTTTTTCGCTTGTTGGTTGATTGCCAATGATTGGAAGATTTTGAATATCTTTGGTACTTGCGACCTTGTGCCTTATGTAGCTCATTCTTTACCTCTTATTGTTGAAATTGGGGGCAGAGTTGCCCCCTTGATGTTGTAGTCTCTTTACACTACCAATGTAGTCTCTTTACACTACTGAATTCGATCCGTGGGCTACATAAGTCATAACGTCGTTGTTTGTTCCGACAACGCCAGTACCTAATGTAATTCCAACGATAGCTTTATTTTCTGTCGGTATAGGATTACCATCCGTATCAGATACTCTTGTAACTATACCACCTGAAACCCATACGCTATATGCAGTTACAGTTGTGTTTTCTACTAAAGTAATTGTTGTTGCCGTTACAGAGGCCACTGTAAAGTTATTATTTAAACTTAGTGTTCCTGTTAAATCGTCAGCAACTTCTGTTACTTTAATTGTATCTCCAGCCGCAAAACCAAAAGTAGCTGTATCGTTGACAGTTATTACCCCTGGATTAGCATTTGTGAACCCACTAATAGTAGCTCCAACTGCTGTTGATTGTGCTAATGGTGTGAAACCATTAGATGTAGTTACTGCTCCAGAACTTACTGTTACGTAATATCCGTCAGCCATTGATGAATCCCAATAATATTGTGCTCCATCTGTTATGTTGGTTGTTGTAATTTGACTTACCGTAAAACCTATAGACTCATTCCTAACAACCGCAGTAGCAGGGTTAGTCCAGCCGTATACTTTCATCTGTGACATATTTTACCTCCTCCTTATGAATGGGTTGCTAAAAGATTGACCATAAATGCATCATTCAGTATTCTTGATACAAATGGATGTTGCCAGCCTACTGATCCTCTTTGATGGAGTGGATCTGCCGCACCTGCAGAGCCAAGCGGTTCAATATAGAATTCGCCTGTTTCTGATCGTAGATGTACTACAGCATATGCTTCTTTCATTCTGTTACTTTTGTGACCACTTTCGTGGCGGGAAAAGTTCTTCGACTCTTCCTCTACATGTTTCCATATAGTTCAGACTTTCGCTTTACCCTTTCGAGTATCTGACCGCTTAAGTCGTTCAGGCCGCTTTCGCTTGCCCCCTGTTGTCTCCGTCCTATGCCGCTGAGAGTTCCAAGTCAATTAGGTCTGATTTTAAGTCGGCAAATACTCTACCGACAATAAAGTTGCTGTATACTGGAGTTGCTGCTGCTGATACTTTACCCACTGATGTGTAAAGCCATCTGATGTTGCCTGTTGATCCCCATTCCGCGTCTAAAACGGGCTGTTGGGAGGCGTAGTTGCTTGAGCTCACAAAGTTTGCTACTGCTTCTAGATCATCTAGTAAGTCAGTGTCAATGTAAGCCCAAAATGCAGGTCGTGTAGGAGTTGTTCCTATACCTGTGCTAGATTTGATTACTTCAGAAATCATCTGAGCATCATTTCCTAGCAAAGTTTTAACTGCTGAATCGCAATCAGCTTTTGTTAATTCTGTCGGGGTTGCTCCGTTAATTCCGTTGCTACATTGTAGCACTGAAGTTGTACTCGCAAGCACATCACGCGTTACTTCGTCCATTGTTTGGGCTAAGTTTTGCGCTAACAATCTTGCAGATTCGTTTAAAACCCTGTCTTCAACTGTTAATTGTACTTGATTTGTAATAGTAACAAAGTTACCATAGAAATCTACTCTGGCTTTGATGTCTGTTACAGATAGTGGAGCTCCTGGTGGAGTTGTGCCATCTACAAGTGGAATTGGTACAGTATCAAGCTTAGAGTAGCGTCTAAAGACGATTGTATCACCGTTCTTTTCAGGCAAAATTCTCTTTTGCGCGAATTTCGTATGTATTAAAGTTGGATATGCTGTCATTAACAGCAATCGGTCATAATACTCTCGAACGGCCGGTGGTAATACAGCTACCGTTGTTGTTGTCATTTAATTCTCCGTTAAATTACCCCAAGGTTTTGATTAACAAGAGATCTAAAATCGTCGTCTGGCATGTCTTTGTATCGTTTAGCTTGAGAGATAGGAGTAGTAGCGCCCATGCTTGACAAATTACCCGCTTTCTGCGAGTTTTCAACTATGCGTTGTGCTTCGATGGACTTCTTGCTCTTTTTGTTCTCTGACCGATAACTATCGGAATTTTTAGCCAAGTAATAAGCAAGTTCATAATCCTGCGTTTGTTTTAGCGTTCTCTTTAACCCTGGATTTGTTTTTAATATTTCTGGTAAATATTTTGAGATGACCTCTTGATAATCGGCGTATTTTTGCATCACCTTTAGTTCTTCTATAGACGTTTGATATTTCGTGTCCATTCTAGTTAGAAACTTTTTAGCCTCTCCAACTGTCAAGACATCTCCATCTTCTAATTTGTCTAAGTCGTCTTTTGGTGTGGGTTGTTGTTGTTGACTAAATTGTAGTAAAGCAACGTGGTCTTTTATCATTTTGAGCTCATCTTGCAACTGTTGTCTCTGTGATCTTTCTGATTGCAATGCTGACAGTGGAACTGTTTGATCTTGCTCAGTTTGAACTTCTGTATGTAACTCAGTTACAGGAGCGGCGGCCTCCGCGGTTTGATCGCCCGAAACTATTTCTTCACTCACTTGTGTGTCTCCTTGATAATTTACGCCCAATGTGGCCCAAAGAAAATTGGGTTTATGTCACAGTTGGCGGCACTATTTTGTTATATAAGCATCGGGGATTGAGGTGGTTTCTACGATCACCTCATCGCAACGCTCAGCTCCAACTCCTTGAAGCGCATCAAAGTCAAGTGGTCTTTGAGGCATATTGATATCCCATGTAATCGTTCCCTTGGAATTGTCAACCTCTCCAACTATCATACCAACTTGAGGGGTCGGCTTGACTTTGTATGGTTTTATATGTTTCATAAGTGTGGGATGGCCATCTATTGCGGTTTTGGACGGTTTAGCAAAAACAACGATCCAATAAAGATCTGTTAGTGCCTGGTTAGCAGAAATAATTTCCTGTATCCTTTTGTTGTCGTCTTCTATAATCGCGTTACGGGTTTCCCCAGTCTCTTGTGTCATACAGTTTTAACTTTTGTTAATATTTATAATTAAAAGCCTCACTAGGATATCCTTGTGAATTGCTCTTTAGTTTTTTTACTTTTCCGAGATCATATTGCTCGGTATTTGTATTAATGCTTTTAACATCACTTGCATGTGTGTTGTCTTTAATACTCATTCCTTTTCCCATATAAGATGCCTTATATGGCTTGCTATATCCTTCCATTGTTTAACCTCCAATTGGCTGTTCTGACCCCATTTCTGGAGTAGCTTGTTGAAATTGAAAACCAGCGTTCATTTTTTCGGCTGCTGCTGTGATTGCAACATCTTCCGCTTTGTTTTCTTCTTCTTTGACTTTATTCATCGCGTCCATCATTTGGGCTATTTGCATGTACTTCATCAGTCTGTCGTCATCCATGCTCTCTAGTTCTTTCATTGTTCTAGCCCTATCTAAAGAAGCCTGGGCTCTGTTTTGGATTGCTTCCGAGTTCCTTTCTTCTTGAAGCCCCATATTAGCAACGCCTCTTGTAAAGCCCTCTTTCGCACTTGCTATGTTCTTGATTGAGTTTGATTTATTAAGCTCAAGTTCTGATTGCAGTATTTGCTCTTGTTTTTGTTTTGCTTCCTGTGCCTGCTGTTGCTGTTGTTTCATGTTCTGTTCGATTTGGTCATTGAATTCAGACTTCCCTTGAATTGGAGCTGCTTTTGCCAACATATCAGGAGTTACAACGCCGCCTTGCGGACCACCTGTAACCTCGTATAGATCAAGTAATTGACGGAAATATAGTTGTCTTTGTGTGTCTGTTAATAATCCTTCTTGCACAGAAACATCGTATTTGATAAAATCTTTGGAATAAAACTGCTCGGTAGGCTCTGAATTTGTAACGCGTTTTACTTTTTCAGGAGTCCAGGTCTGAATCAGTTTTAGTGTTTTTTGAGATATTAATTTTTGTGCGTAACGTAAATTGTCATATAAATCCTGTAGATTAACAATGGAGGCACCTTGACGTAACATCATCATTAAACCAGATTCTTGTTTGTTTTCGGGTTGTCCAAATGCAGCGTCGTTTATTCCGACCACCGTTTGGATATCTTGATCGAATTGCTTTTGTAATTCGAACATGCCAGGAGGTATTTGAGCAGGTTGAATCCTTTCAAGATCGCCAGGCTCCGAACTACCGTCAAGCCAAATAACCTTGCCTTGCGAGGACTGGAACAACGAACGTGGGTTGATAACAGCGTCTTTCTTGGCTATCCACCCAGAATTGATGTTGGTATCTAATACATCTATCATTTGAGAGCGACGTTTATTACTCTCTCTCTGGGGGTCTATTTGTGGTCTAACTAAAGACTGCATCTTTAAAGCCCAAGAATCTGATTCTGGCTCAAATATACCAACAACGGGGACGAATGGGTATTCGTTCAGTCCGTATTGGTTCTTTTCAGTTCGCATCAATACATCGTTTACAATAATGTTGCATTCAATATAGCGTTTTGATTTTTTCACTTCCTTTAGTTGCGGGAACTGGCTTAAATAGAGCTTCATTCCAGCTTTGCCGCCTTCCCACTCCGTAAACTCGCCAGTCTCCTGGTCCACTATCATTGGGACTTCTTCCCACCCCTGTTTATAGAATTCGTTGTAAGCCATGAAGTCCTGGCCGTTTGGCTGTGTTTGATATGGTAACCACGTAAATTTATCGTCCCTCGACCAGCCAGTTTTATGTAAGTCTTTTATTTCTTTTTGTTGCCCTGGGAGTAGCGACGAAACTTGTTGTGGTGAAAGATACTTACGTCTTATTACGTAAGAACAATCAGAAAAATCTAATTGCGTGAAATACGGATCTGTTATAAATCCATTATACGGCTCTCTTCCATACCTTATATCTCCATTGATTGGATCGTCTCTGTAATCCATCCAAATTGACAATAAGTTAAAGCCTGTTTTCAAAGCGCCACCAAATGCCTCGGAGATAAATTTATAGCCTTCTCCGTGGTTCATGGCGAATAATAGTAATTGCGAGAGCTGATCAGCGGACCTCTGATCCGAACTTTCGGTGGGTGAAACGACAGAAGAGTTTCTGTGTTTTCTTTGATAGCCTGTGAGCAGGTTAATGTTGCTACGAATTAGATTAAAAGAAAACGAGTTACGACCTTCGTCAAGTAGCTTTTGCCGCTCTTGCTCATCCCACTGCTCACCTAGATAAAATCGTAGGTCTCTATCTGCTAAAGGATAGAAAGGATTCCAAGCGTAATATGCCTCTTGATAATAGTCGTTATACTCGTTGATGATTGATAGATCGCTCATCAGCTATAGTGCCTCGCGGTTTGACTCACTAAATTGCTATTGCTAGAAATTTAGATGGTTTTGAGTCTAGTTAAGTGGTAGGGTCGGGGGAGCTAGCACCAGTATCGGGGGAGCTAGCACCAGTAAACGTTTAATTCACTTGTACCCCCACATTGCGGTCATTGCCCACAACGATTCCCTGACTTCAATAAATATAAAATTTTAATTATTGTCAAATAGATTTTTTATTCCATTTAAAGGAATGATATGCTTTAAAATAAACCCAGATTAATATATACTTACGTGCTAAATATTTATTTTGTAATTAAAAGGGAAAACAATGAAAAAGTTAATTTTAGTTTTGATATTAATAACCAGTGGAATGTATTCTTTTGAAAAAAAGGATGGTTTTTATGCGTATGCGGCGGTTGGAGCCGACCTTATAGCCCCCTCTTTTGCTATTGGTATCAGAAAGTGGGATGAAGATGACGGTTTCGATATGAACCTAGGCTTAACAAGTTTAATATTCGTGAATAGACTGGCTGTAAATGCTGCCTATCTTAAAAAATTCAACGATAACAAGTATATAGGCATAGGCGGCGGTGCTTTTATTGCCAACATGGCTTTAAACGGTGACAATCTCGTGAACTGTGGCGTCTTTCCAGCCTTGAAATTTGGCAAGGAAAACCCTAGTACGTTCCATGAGTTGAGTCTTTCTGTTCCGACAATTTCACAATATGGGATTATGTTTTATCCTATGGTTTCGTATAAATATGGATTTTAAATAAAAGTATATACATTAAAGGAGAAATGAAATGTTTAAAATGGACAAAATTAAAGTTG